CGCTAAGTCCATGTCTTCAGACCGGTGTGCTTTGCAGCTTCCACCTCTGATGACTCGCACGACTGAAGCCTTAAAGCAACAGTGCGTAGCCGTTTCCCCCCTGTGCGTTAACACGAGGGGACCCTTCGGTAACTCCGCCAGCGGTTCGAAGGTTAAACGGTGCCGCGACTGCTCCAGAGCAGAGCGCGGTACTATGGAGACGATCCGAAACGGGCTGTGCGTTGTTCGGGTTCGGTATGGCTTGCCATACTGCGAACTTCCGACGTGCAGCCCGTCTGAACTCGGCCGTTTCCACTCTTTTCTTTTGGCACAAGGTAAGGAGAGGACCTGTGTGCCCTTCCCGAGACGTCAAGTCTGGGGAAAAACTACCGCTGACCTGCAGCGGTTGAGGCGCCATGAACGCTGGGAGCTTGCTCTCAGCGTTGCCAGCATCAAGAGGAACCTGCCAGCAGGTTGCTCTCGCCACACTCCGTCAGCACGTTCCCTGTGGGAGAAGAACGTGTTCTCGTCACCCCCTCCCCAATCCGCTGAGTATCTTGCGTTCGTCCGGCGAATCGCCACTCAAATCTTCAAGCCAGGATGGGATCGGGCCTATGGTTCATTCGTCATGAACCATCTGCCCAATGCCTCCTCCCGGGAGCCGAAACGCTCCCGGAGCGACCAGCTTTGGTCCGGAAGGCGAGAAGAGTTTATTACCTCGTGTCTCGAGGAACAGGAGATAGGATCCCTGTTCTCCGCGAGGTACAAAGAAGTTCAGTCTGCAGGTAAGTGTCGGCCACTTGTCATTTATGACGAGAAAGTGGACTTGCTGGGGCCTCTGCACAAGCTAATGTACGCCCACCTCAGAAAAACCGACTGGCTTCTTTGTGGTCCTCCGACCAGTAAACGGATTGAATCTGTCTGTGTCAGAGCCGTTCAGACCTCCGTGGATCTGATCGCTGCAACTGACGGCCTCTACCACTCTGTGGCGGAGGTGATCCTCGACTCGGCTTTCTTCACCTCGGTGAAGGTCCCTCGTAGCCTTAGAGCTCTGGCTAAGGCGTCTTTGAGTCCATTGATTTGGACCGAGGCTGGGCCGAGGAGAGTCAGTCACGGACAGATGATGGGAGCCTACCTTTCCTTTCCTCTTCTTTGCCTTCAGTC